GATGACAAGCAGATTCAAGGCTACCTACTAGAAAAGGTAGAACTTGTCAAGCGCATGTTCCCATCTTATGAGGCGCGTTCTGCAATTCTTAAGGGTGAAGTAACCTCTCAGCAATTAGAGAAGTTGCTTGCTCCCTACATTGATGAGTTATACGACATTATCCCATCAAACCATAACTACGAAGCATTGACATTTGGTGTAAGCGGCGTTGCTACTGCAGCCCAGGGTTACAACAAGATGATGAACAAGGTTATGACCAAGTTGGCAAGTGTTGAAAATCCTGTCCGTGGTTCTTTGTTTGATAAATTAGCAGCCGAGAAAGTTGCACTACGAGCACAGTATTTGGCACAACAAGGTGTTGAGATGACTACTTCTCAGTACAATGCACTACGCCAGGGAGCAGGCCGTGAGGCCCTACAGGAGATGGAAAAGACTCTCTATACCATCAATAACCCTAATCGTCTAATCAACTCTCTACGTGCCGTTATGGCCTTCCCAGGGGCAAATGCTAACGCATTCATGCGCTATGGTAGACTTGCCGCACAGAACCCAACACGGGCAGCAATGCTAGTGTCTAACTATGGTCGAACATACACCACATTTGGTGTCGATGAGTTCGGTAACCCAACTGATGATATTGACAAGATGTCTCACTTGGTTGTACCTGGAACTAAAGACTTGGGTATGGGTTCAAGAGGTGAAGGAATCAAACTTAGTGCTCAGTCTCTAGGTTTCCTAATTAACCGTCCTGGTCCATCATTCGTTACAGGTCTTTCAGTAGGCCAAGCAATGCAAAAATTCCACAAGTCTGAAGCAGAAGTTGAAGAACTGATGACCTGGGGCGGAACTAACTGGTACAAGGTTATCTTCCCATTTGGCCCACCAACATCTGTTAGAGATGCTTACACTCCCCCTTGGGTTAAGAACATTGTTAACTCTGGTCCAGACTGGCAGAGAGAACTTGCAGCCAAGATATTTGGTCAAAGCGGACAACGAGACTACCTAAGTTCATGGAAGTCTGTTTACAACTACAACGCAATGTTGGTTGAAATGGGAATCCAAAAGGATATGCCATCTGATGCTGAGATAGAGAAGCAAGTAAAGGGTCTCTTCCGCGCTAAGTTCTGGTCTGTATTTGCCTCGCCATACGCAGGTATTCCTTACAAGATTGACAGTACACCAATGTCTCTCACATCAAACTTGTACTACAAGTTGATAGAAAAGAATATTGCACAGGGAATGCCTAACCAGGATGCCCGTGATGCTGCTGGTCAAGAGATGCTTACAATACTAGGTCCAAACTTTATGCTTGACAGAGTGACATTTACTGGTTCATCAAAGAACGTAAATATCCCTGCAACAAGCGAAGCCTATGCCCGTGTATTTGAAGACAATGATGACCTAGTTGGTCGACTTGTTAACATTGAGCCAGGCGAAATTGGTCTAGTTGGTTTATTGACTGCTGATTTGGAATATGACCCATCTAAGCAATCAAACAACATACTTGCACTTCTTGCTAATCCTGGAGCAACTTTGCCAGGAACAAGCAAAAACCTCAATGAACTTAAAATGACTCCCCAGGAGATTGAGACTGAGCGCCTTAAGCAGCGTACCTGGAATCAATACATGGATACTAAAGAGGCTCTAGAAGCAAAGATTACTGATGGAAAGACACTACGTTCTCATCCAGAACTTAAGTCAGTTCTAGATAATCTTGCTGTTACTATATTTAAGGACCAAAGCCAGGCATGGTACGACCAGTATCAACTTGCTCAAAGTGGCGATACATCCTACAAGTATGCTCGCGCACTTCAAGAAATTACTAGTGATAAGAATTTCATGAGCAAAAATGGCAATAGTCAGTTCTGGAAAGATACTCAATCTTTCATAGAATCTCGAGCAATCTTTACAAACGTATATCAGGCACTTCCAGATTACGACCCACGTAAGGCTAAAATCAGAGATGTATATAACTCTTGGGTTCAGTCAAATGTAGGCCAATGGGATGCAAACCTAAAGACAATCCTTACACGATACTTTGACAATGACTCACTAAAGGCGGTTAACTAATATGGCTCTTACACCAGAACAGGTGCCTTTTGATGTAAACCAAAACGGCAAATTAGAAGGTGCAGAACAGACTAATTATATCACCTCACTTCTTGCTGGCGTAAGTTCCACTAGCAGCAATACCGCAAAGTCTGGCACAAGCACCACAACCCAAAGAACTAGGTTGACAACCAATACTGCACGTGCTCTTATGGAGAGCGCTGCTGAAGCGGCTGGCTTTACTGGCAAGTTTACAAGTTCAGACATTGCAAACTTTATTCAAGAATTTGATAAAGAACAAGCACGTCAAATTGAAAAGGTAGTTACATCTACTAGCCAAAAGACTGTTGCTGGTGGGATTACACAAGATGCTGCTGATAAAACAACAGAAAGCACCGTAAAAACAGAATACCCATCTTTCTTCAACCCAGCCGAGTTCGCCTCTGACTGGGTATGGAATAAGATTAACTTTAACCAAGAAGGAACTCTTGCTGCAAAAAACATTGCAGTGTTATCTGAAGTTCGTGGTCTTGTCAAGAAATTCCAACTTATGGGCGTTTCAGACCAAGAAGTAAAAGATGCTGCAAAGCAGATTGCCATGGGCAAGAAGACCCTTGATAACTATTCCGTAGAACTTCAGCAAAAGGCTGCGATAGAGTATCCACAACTTGCAGATAGATTTAAGACAAACCCTAAATTAACAACATATGATATCGCTTCTCCTGTTATCAAAATGCTTGCAAAGGTATGGGAAGTTGAAGAAGATAGTGTTGGATTTGAAAACCCACTTGTTATGTCTTACTTGAAACCAGGTGGAGCAGATGGTAAAGGCGTAGCACCATCATACTACGACTTGCTTCTAAAGGCAAAGAACGACCCAAAGTATCAGTTGACCCAGCAAGCAAATAACGAAGCCCGTGATGGCGCAACATCACTATCAAGGTCGTTAGGATTTGGAATATAATGGCAACTAAAGCACAGATTGCAGCACAGAACGCTGCCAAACGAGATGCAGCAACGGCTAAAAATGCAGCATCACAAGGAGCAGCAAGAACAGCAGGTGCAACTAAAGCGGCCACTCCACCTCCTGTCAAAAGAATTACTCCTACACCAAAGGTAGACCCTATCCAGGATTTGCTAGCAAAGCAAAAAGCAAAAATAAATGAAGCACGTACATTTTTTGACGAGAATGCTGCTGGCAGTGGAGACACTGAAACAAAGCAGAGAACAGAACTTAGAAGAACTCCAGTTTTTGATGGCAAAGGAAAAGTAATTGGCTATAACGTAACTTATAGCGATGGTACAAGTGAGTTTATTGAAAACCCAGGTTATCAAGCAGATGAAGAAAAAGAAACCAAGACTCTTGCAAGAGATACTTTTATGAATACTCTAGCATTAATCATGGGCGATGCAGAAGCAGGACAACCTTGGGTAAATGAACTTTATGACTTAATGCAAGGGTTTGTAAACACAGGCTCAACTGTTGAAGAAGCGCAAAACCTAGCACTCCGTGAAGCAAAGAAGCAAGGGAAAGCCTCTAAGTTTGTACAACGTTTCGATGCAATCTTTAAGTTGCAAGATAGACTAAATGCTGGAGAAGCAGTACAGGTACCAAGCATTGCGGACTACGTAAAGTCAGAACAACAACTTGGTGATGTATTTCGTGCCGTTGGCCTAGGAGAATTAGCAACTCAACAGATTGCTGGAAAGATTCTTGGGGATGCAAACAAGTCTGTTGCCGAAGCAACATCATTAATTTCAGATGTATTTGGTGCAATTGATAATGCTCCAGATGTACTTAAGAATGATTTAAAAACATATTTTCCTGGAGCCGACAGAACATCTATTGCTAAGGCAATCTTGCTTGGCAAAGAAGGTGCTGTTGAACTCACAAAGAAGGTTAAAGGAATTGAGCAGTTATCTGCCGCTAAGTCTCAAGGCGTAACGATTGACCTAGCAACAGGAACCAACCTTGCATTAGGTGGAGCCGACTATGGAACATCTCTTGATAGATTTGGAACCGTAAAGCGCTTAGAGCGTGGACAGATGCTTGGTAGAATGAGCAACATTGACTTCACTCAACAAGAAGCAATTGATGCTACATTCTCACAAAATGTAAAGGCTCAAGATAAGATTAACAAAATTGCCGAAGAAGAAATGAATAGATTCTCTGGCAGAAGCGGAAGACTAGCCTCGCAAAACAGAAGCAGCGCAGGCTTAATCTAAATAGAATCCTGAACGGACCCATCGGCCCCGTCAGAGTAATAGACCGATAGCAAGAGCCAGCCTAGTTCCCCGACTAGCAACTGAGGCTTGCGACTACAACGAATAGAAGGGTGGTTGCTATGAGCAACAACTACTGGGATGACGAAGACGACGACCTAGATACAGAAACAGAAACACAGATGGACGGAAGTGACCTCTTAAAGAAGTTACGTAAAGCCAAGCGTGCAGATGAAAAGCGTATCAAGGAACTTACCGAGCAACTCGAGACTCTGTCCAAAGGACAACGTGAGAGAATCGTCAAAGAAACCCTAGAAAAGAAAGGTGTAAATCCTAAAGCAATTCGCTTAGTCCTAAAGGACTTGGATGAGGTTAACGAGGAGACAGTGAATAACTGGCTCGATGATAACGCAGACTTGTTCGGACTAGAAACGCCACAGGATGCACCCGAGGTAAATAGCCAAAATCGTGCGACATTACGTCAGCAAGACTTGGTAACACAGGGTGCAATAACACCTGATAGAGCAGAAGACATGTCAATGAGAATCCAGAATGCAGAATCTGCAGAGGAAATTATTAACATGATTTACGGCTCACAAAACTAATCATAGTTTCTAACTACTAAAAAGGAAATAACCTAAATGGCTAACGCATACGTATCCACAGACTCCGCCTCTCTCGGCGGAACCGCTGGTGCTGCTGGTTTAGTACAGAAGGCTTATGACCGACTTCTTGAATTCGCTCTACGTTCAGAGCCACTAATTCGTTCAGTCGCAGATAAGCGTCCTGCTAAGCAAAGCATTCCAGGTTCAACAGTTGTTCTACAACGCTACGTTGACCTTGCACCAACATCATCAACACTAACAGAGACAGTTGACCCAGATGCAGTAGCAATGTCTACACCAACATCTGTGACAATCACACTTAACGAGTACGGTAACTCTGTACTTGTAACACGTGCATTGGAACTATTCTCACTTGCAGATGTTGACCCAGCAATCGCTAACATCATCGCATTCAACCTTGCAGATTCAATCGACGCAGTAGCAATGACAACATTGCGCGGCGGTTCAAACGTAATCTACGCAGGTTCAACAGCAACATCAACAGCAACAGTAACTGCTGCAGCAACACTATCTTCTGCAAACATCCGTCGTGCTGTTGCAAAGTTGCGTGCTAACAAGGCAGTGGCTCGCAAGGGCTCACTATACTGGGCTGGACTACACCCAGAAGTTTCACACGACCTTCGTGCTGAGACAGGTTCTGCAGGTTGGTTGCTACCAAACCAGTACGGTTCATCACAGGACCGCATCTGGGCAGGCGAGATTGGTACATACGAAGGTGCATACTTCGTAGAGTCACCACGTCTATACAACGCAACAGACGGTTCATCATCTGCTCGCGTTTACCGCACAATCATCGCTGGACAGCAAGCAATGGCAGAAGCCGTTGCTGAAGAGCCACACGTAGTAATCGGACCAGTAGTTGACAAGTTAATGCGTCACCGCCCAATGGGTTGGTACGGCGTACTAGGCTTTGCTCGCTACCGCGAAGAAGCACTATACCGAATCGAATCAGGTTCATCAATCGCATAATTGATTGACGGTTGAGCAGGGGGAGAAATCTCCCTGCTTAGCAGTAAATCCATTAAAAGGAGAATCATGGCAAACTGGACGTTCACAACTCCATATGTATTAGAAGGTCCATCTGGAGGACATAGATTGTTTTACTTTGCAAATTTACGCAAGGGTATTACAATCGTAAAAAGTGATGGTGAGTACTATCAGACTCGTTATCCAGTAGATGAAGATTTACTTGAATATGAAGAAGTCTACCGTGGTGGTTACGAATACACAGTAGATGATGCAACCAAAGCAGCGTTAATCGCTGGTGGCGTTGACATAACAGAAGAAAACTTTATAGCACAATAAGGGACGCAATGAATCTACACCAAAAGCAAAAACATCCTGAGTACGTAGAAGGGTGTTTTGGATGCAAGGTAACAACACTTGAACTTGGTACGGGAGATGCAACAAGAGACATTTCAGATAAGAAATGGAACTCAGAGTTGCAAGCATACCGAGATGCCAAGTCACAAGGAATTCAACCAGGAGGCACATCACGTGCTCACGTTGAAGCAGCCTATGCTGCATCAGTAACTTTAGGTAAAGCCTACAATTCAGAGACAATGCCTAAAGCGCACCAGATTAACAAAAAAACCGCCGAAGTTATGAAAGAGATTGGACAAGTATAATGTGCATTAAATGTGGCTGTGGCAAGAAGATGGGTCAACCAGGATACGGTATGGGCAAGCCTGGAGCAAAGGCTCCCGTCAACAAGGTTGTTAAGCGTGTTGCAAAGAAGTCTTCAATGGTACGCAAGAAGGGCATGTAATCATGGCTCAGAAAAGAAAAGGTTTAGAAATATCACTTCCAGGTGGAGGCTCAAAGAACAGCATCACTGGTAAGATTACCCCACCAAAGCCTAAGCCAAAACCAAAGGACACTGGTACTGGCTCAATGAATGGCAAACAATATGATGCATACTTAAAAAAGATTTATGCAGATATGAAGAAGACAAAGCGATGAAAAAGAAACCACATCGCGGATTTAAAGCAGTACAGAAAGAAATTTCTAAGAAGCAAGGTATAAGCATGGTACGCGCAGGAGCAATCCTTGCCGCTGGTGCTCGTAAAGCATCACCTGCTGCCGTTAAGGCTAACCCACGTTTGAAGAAGGTTTCAGGAGTGGTTAAGAAGAAGTCAAAGTAATGAAGAAGAAAGAATTTTGGGATAAACCAAATCCTAAGAAAAAGTCAACTCCTTTGACACCAGCGCAAAAGGCTAGGGCTAAGGCACGTGCTAAGGCAGCAGGTCGTCCTTATCCAAATCTAGTAGATAATGCAGCAGTAAGGAAAAAAAAGTGAAAGATTCAAGATTAGCCAGAGCAGGAGTATCAGGCTTTAACAAGCCTAAGCGTACACCTAATCACCCTAAGAAGTCACACGTAGTTGTGGCTAAGGTTGGCTCTCAAGTTAAAACTATCCGCTTCGGGCAACAAGGTGTATCAGGTTCTCCAAAGAAGCAAGGAGAGTCTGCATCCTATGCAGCACGTCGCAAGTCTTTTAAAGCAAGACATGCAAGTAATATATCAAAAGGTAAAATGAGTGCCGCATATTGGGCAGATAAGGTAAAATGGTAATGGCAATGAAACCCGTAACAGGAAAACTTCGCAAAGGCGGAGGAAAAGGTTTATCAGGCGATGCACTAGTTGGTAAAGTGTCTCAGTCTACAATTGATGACATCAAGCGCATGGGTATGACACAAGCCCTTAAACTTGCTGGCAAGAACGGTCCAACTGCAGGTGGTGCAGCACGTGAATTCCAAGAAGGTGTACGCCGTATGTATGGAGCAAAGCGCCTAGCCTCTGCTAAAGCAACATATGGACCAAGTGCTGCAAAGCCAAAGATGTCACCTAATGCTGTTGATAGAAGCACTAAGACAATGTCAAAGCCAGCAGCAAAGCCAGCAGCAAAGAGCAACACTAAGTCTAACGTTATCAAGGGAACACTTGGAGCAGCAGGCGCAATTGGTGTTCTAGCCCTATCAAAGGGTAAGGCAACAGGAGCCGCTTCTAAGATGGCTCCAGGACTAGTTAAAGGTATTTCAAAGTCACGTCTTGGTAAAGCACTAGTTGGTAAAGAGCCAAAGATGTCACCAGCAATGCTTGCAAAGGCAAAGGCTGCAGCAACAGCAAAGAAGCCAAAGTATGAAACAAAAGTTACTATTGGACCTAAAGGTTCATTTGGTAAGACTACAATGCAACAGGCTAAGTCAGGTAAGGGTACCCCTTCAGAGTATGCATCAAAGGCTGGACAAAATTCAGCACGTGCATCAATCAAGGCTAAGCGCCCAGTAACTGGAAACAAGAAGAAGTAACTAGAAAAGGTGGGGACAATGGCACAAGAGACAGTATCAATCGCATGGTGTGACAATGGAATGGTTGATGGCAAGTTTATGCAAGGCGTCTGTGACGTTATGCTTAAGTCTGGAGTTGAGTTCAAATCAACACTACGAAGCCAAGGCAATCAGATTGCTCGACAACGCGAAACAGTAATAACTTATTGGTACGATAAAACAGACACAGAGTGGTTACTCTGGGTAGATTCAGATGTAGTTATCAGCCCAGACACTTTCAAGTTGCTTTGGGAAAGTAAAGATGCTGAGAAGCGCCCAATCGTAACTGGAGTTTACTTTACTACTGATACACCAGAAGAACCTTTAATGATTCCTATGCCAACTGTATTTAACTTTACAGATAGCAAGGATGGCGGTTTTGGTCTATCCAGAGTGCATCCACTTCCTAAGAATGAACTAATTAAAGTTGATGCTGCTGGCATGGGATTCGTCCTAATGCATCGCAGTGTCGTAGAACGCATTCGTGCAGTTCTCCCTGATGCTCAACTGTTTATGGAAATGGGTAGAGGAGCAAAGTTTATCGGAGAAGATATCTACTTCTTCGCACTATGCAACCAGGTAGAAATTCCACTGTATTGCCATACTGGAGCAACCGCACCACATATGAAGCGATTCTCTTTTGATGAGCACTACTACCAAGCATTTTTCGGTGGGGCTAAAGAAGAAAAGAAATCTAATTTAATCTTGCCAAAGCAAGGGTTAATTAAACCTAAGAAGGGTTAAACAATGGCACTAGGTAAAGCAGGCAGCAGCCTGACTCAAGAACTTAATCGTCTTGCTGGTATTACTGACATAGCACAATACCTTGATGAACAGGGCGCTGCTAACCGCTGGGCTGGTACCACTGGACTTGCGACTGTAGGTGCTCTCAACATTAAAGCATCGGCATCACGCACACGTGACAAGTTCAAGGATATTGATGGTATCTGTAATGAACTTGCTGGAACTACTGGACTTGCAGCACCTGCTGCCCTAAGGAGTATAGACCTATGACAACATTAAATGAAATGATTGATGAGGTTGTTCTTAACCTTTCAGGTTATACTTTCCAACAGGACCGCTCTACCTACTTAAGAACTGCCGTTACTACAACAACCTCTTCTGTGTCATCCCCACTTATCCTATCTCTTGGTTCTACCGAGAATGTAGGTAAAGGTATTGTTGAGATTGGCGAAGAGTTGATGTGGGTTGACTCATTTGACCGTCTTGCAAACACTGCAACTGTTGCTCCTTATGGACGCGGATACTTGGGTTCAACTGCAGCAACACACTCAGCAGAATCTAAAGTAACTATCAGCCCAACCTTTCCTCGCTCATCTATTAAGCGAGCAATCAACGACACTATTCGTTCACTAGGTTCAGGCATCTTTGCCGTTAAGTCAACATCATTCACATTTAATGCAGCCAAGACAACATATGCTTTTAACAATCTAAATATTAAGAATATCCTCACATTATCATGGGAGTCAATTGGACCATCTAAAGAGTGGGTACCAATCCGACGTTGGGACTTTGATTCAACTGCAGATGCTACAGCATTTGGTGCTAACGCACAGACTGTTACACTTGGCGAGATGCCAATATCTGGACGTACAGTACGCGTAGTATACGCAACAGACCCAGCACCATTTACAACCAATACTCAGGTCTACTCAACACAAACTGGTCTTCCAGAGTCAACAAAGGATGTTGCAATCCTTGGTGCTGCTTATCGCTTACTAACATTCCTTGACCCAGCACGCGCTTCACAAGTTTCTCCACAAGCCGACGAAACAGATGGCAAGCGTCCATTTGGTGCTTCACAATCTGCAACAAAGCAACTGTATGCACTATACCAGCAACGTCTTAATGAAGAAACAAAATCGCAACAACAGAACTACCCACCTCGAGTTCACTTCTCCCGCCGATAGGAACCAGTAATGACAACTAGAAAATACGCAACCGTTGTATCAGGTTCTGGCTTACTAGGTGGAGCAACAATCTCTTCTGGAGAAACATTCACAGTAGTAATCGACCCAGATACAGCGCTTGAAGAAATTGTTGATGTTACCGCAAGAGATAACAACACCCTTACAATTGCACGTGGTATTGAGAATAACGGAACTGGTTCCGCTCACTCAGCAGGTGCTGTAGTTCGACACATGGCAATTGGCCGTGACTATCGTGAAGCAAATACTCATATTGAAAATACAACAACTGCTCACGGTTTGACTATTGCAAACGTACTAGAGACTACAGATACAAACTTTGTTACACCAGATATGTTACAGTCTAACTCTGTAACTACTGCAAAAATTCTTGATGCTAATGTCACAACTGCCAAGATAGCCGATAGTGCAATCACCTCTGCAAAGATTGCAGACCTTACTATTGCTTCAGGTGACATTGCAGACTCTGCTATCACAAGCGGTAAGATTGCAACAGGCGCCGTAGGCACAACTAAGATTGATGACCTATCAGTTACAGAAGGCAAGTTGGCACCAACTGCAGTAACTGCTGGAAAGATTGCAACAGACGCTGTAACTACAGCCAAGATTCAAGATAGCGCAGTAACCTCTGCAAAGATTGCTAACGATACAATCGTCAACGCAGACATTAACTCTGCTGCTGCAATTGATGCTACTAAGGTTGCTGGCACAGCCGTGACACAGGCTGATACAGGCACTGTTACTTCAACAATGATTGCCAATGGAACAATCGTAGATGCTGATGTAAATGCTTCTGCTGCTATTGCTAAGACCAAGTTAAACCTTGGTGGAACTATTACTTCCGCTGACTTGGTTGATGGAACTATCGTAGCCACAGATATTGCAGATGGAACTATTACTGCAGCCAAGTTAGTTTCTGACCCTTATGCCCGCGCTAACCATACTGGTAGCCAGACTGCATCAACTATCTCAGATTTCAACACAGCAGTACGCACTAACCGTCTAGACCAGATGGCTGCACCTACTGCTTCGGTTGCATTAAATGCACAGAAGATTACTGGTCTTGCTACACCTACAGATAATACAGATGCCTCAACTAAAGCATATGTTGATGCTCAGGTAAATGCTCTAGTAGATGGTGCCCCAGGCACACTTAACACTCTTAATGAAATTGCTACAGCAATCTCTAGCGGTGGTTCATTTGAATCTACAGTAGTGCTCAAGTCAGGTTCTACTATGACTGGTGCTCTTACTCTTTCAGGTGCTCCATCATCTAACCTACACGCTGCTACAAAGGCGTATGTAGATACTGTTGCTGGTTCTGCTACCGCTGCTGCAGCAAGTGCTGCCGCTGCTGCTACATCATACGATAACTTTGATGACCGCTACTTAGGTAGCAAGTCATCTGCTCCTTCTGTAGACAATGATGGAAATGCTTTAATAACTGGTGCTCTATATTGGAACTCAGTATCTAATGCTATGTTTGCTTGGACAGGTTCTGCTTGGGGTTCTATCTCATCTACTGCAGACATCTTCCGCTATCGCTACACAGCGTCAGGCGGAGAGACATCAGAGTCAGGTCCAGACGATAATGGATTAACACTTTCATATATTGTTGGCAAAGAGCAGGTATACCTTAATGGTGTCCTATTAGTTCGTACCACAGATTACACAGCCTCTAACGGTTCTAGCATTACATCTCTTGCTGCTTTAACCGCTGGAGATATTCTTGAGATTATTACCTTTACTCCATTTGAAGTAGCAAATGTAATTAGCCCAACAGTCATTGATGCTAAGGGTGACTTAATTGCAGGTACATCTGCAGACACTATAGGAAAACTAACCGTTGGAACTAACGGACATTACTTAAAAGCAGACTCTTCTACAGCAACTGGACTTGCCTGGTCAGCCGTAGATGCACTTCCTTCACAAACAGGAAACACAGGAAAATATTTAACCACAGATGGCTCTGCTGCTTCTTGGGGAGCAGTAGATGCTCTACCATCGCAGACAAGCAATACAGGAAAATATTTAACCACGAACGGCACAGCCGCTTCTTGGGCTTCAATCGTAACCGACCCTACACCGTCAGTATTTATGCTGATGGGTGCCTAAGCAAAGGATATAAAAAATGACAAAGAAAGTACTTGGGCAAGTAAACCCATCTGCAACAACACTTACAACTCTATACACGGTACCTTCTGCAAAAGAAGCAGTGGTATCTACTATATCAGTTGCTAACCTAACATCAACTTCTGCTACGTTCCGTATTGCGGTACGCCCAGCAGGAGCAACCATTGCTAACCAGCACTATATTGGTTATGACATTACAGTAGGCGCATCTGACTCAACTCTTATTACAGTAGGTTTAACACTAGCAACTACGGATGTGATTTCAGTATACGCATCAACTGCGAACCTAGCGTTCTCAGCGTTTGGAGACGAGGCTACAGCCTAATGTCAGTCTCAAGTTATAAAACTGGAGTAATATCTTCTGGCAGTATGCTTGTTGGTAATGATTCTTATTTCCCTGCTCCACCAGATGTTGAATACCTTGTTGTTGGAGGCGGAGGTGGTGGAGGTGGTGGAATTGCCGCTGGTGGTGCTGGCGCAGGTGGTTATAGAACTGCAACTGGTTTAGCAGTTACACCTAACACATCTATAACTGTAACTGTTGGCGCTGGTGGCGCTGCTGGTAATAATTCCAACGGAACAAACGGCAACGCATCAGTCTTTAGTTCTATTTCTTCTGCTGGTGGTGGATACGGTGGTGCAGGACCTAATGGCGGAACAGGGTTAAACGGTGGCGCTGGCGGTTCAGGTGGTGGCGGTGGTTGGACAAATGGTGGTGGACTACCACAAGGTGGTGCTGGTAATACTCCTTCAACTTCTCCTTCACAGGGAAACAATGGTGGCTCAGGTGGAATTAATGCAGGTGGTGGTGGCGGAGGTGCCGCTGGTGGTGGTGGTTCTGCTCCACTAGGTGGCTTCGGTCAAGCCCAAGATGGTGGTGCTGGTTCAGAATCTTCAATTACTGGAACACCCGTAACTCGCGCAATGGGTGGTGGTGCTTCAAGTAGAACAAATTCTACACCAGCAAACTCAGGTAATGGCGGCGCTGGCTCAAATAGTAATGGAGCAGGTTTTACAGGCGCTTCAGGATTTGTAGCAATTCGTTATTCAGATACTTACGAATTAGCAAGAAGCACAACAGGTAGCCCTACAATTACAACATCGGGTGGATATAGAATTTATCAATGGACTGGTTCAGGAACTATTAGATTTTAAGGAGTAACAATGGCTATTAGAAGTCTTAAGACTGGAGTGTTTAGTCGCAGTCTCCTTGTTGGTAATACTGCTTTTATACCTGTAGTTACTGCTGATTATCTTGTAGTCGCAGGTGGAGGTGCTGGAGGTTCCGCATACGGCGGAGGTGGTGGTGCAGGTGGATTACGTTCTACTGTAACTGCTACTGGTGGTGGTGGAACTTTAGAATCTCCACTTACACTTACTCCTGGTGTTTCTTATACAGTCACAGTTGGCGCAGGTGGAGCCGTTGGCTCTGCTGGTTATAATAGTTCTGCAAGAGGTAATACTGGTAGCAATTCTGTATTTTCAACAATCACATCTAATGGTGGAGGTGGTGGAGGTGCAGCAAATCAAGGTGGATTCAATGGTGGTAGCGGTGGTGGTGGCGCTGATTTACAGGCTGGCGGTACTGGAACGGCTAACCAAGGTTATGCAGGAACAGTAGGAACGCAACCAGATAACTACGGCTCAGGCGGTGGTGGTGGTGCAGGCGCTATAGCAGGAAGTGCTACAACTACTGCAGGTGGTAATGGTGGAGCAGGTGTTGCAGTTTCAATCACTGGTTCATCAGTAACCTATGCTGGTGGTGGCGGAGGCGGTACTTATCAAGGTGGAACTAGAGGCACAGGCGGTGCTGGCGGTGGCGGAAACGCTGGAACTACTGGTGCTGGTAGTGCAAGTGGCGGTTTTGCAGCAACTGCAAATACTGGTGGCGGAGGTGGTGGTTCATCTGCACTTCAGGGTGGCTCATATACCGCTACAGGTGGTGCAGGAGGCTCAGGTGTTGTAATAATCAGAGCAACACAAGCAGCAGCATCTACCACAGGTAGTCCAACTGCAACAACATCAGGTTCATATTATATTTATACATTTACTGGAAGCGGGAGTATTACTTACTAATGTCTGTTATCAGTATTAAAAATAAAACTAAAAGTGGCTCACTATTAGTAGGCAATCTTTTCTTTAATC